TACATGCAGCATTAAAAGATTTTTGTAAAGAGAAAGGTTATAAGATTGGTGGTTTGATAGAGAGCTTAATAAAGGATAGAATTGAATCCTCTAAAAAGTCTCTACCAAAAAAAGTATTATCTACTAAAATTTAACCTGAGAGAATCCATTTACCTTTTTGATTTCCATTAAGGTATCCACCACATCTCTCATAGAATCTATATGTGATATAATCATCACAAAATCAAATTGAGTTTTAAGGTAAGAGAACAACATATATAAAGATGTTAAATTCTCATTATCCAATGTTCCAAATCCTTCATCGATTACTAAGAAGTTTGGACGAGGTAAGTTACATACATTGATAAGTGCTATACGAATTGCAAGACCCGATATAAATCTTTCCATACCACTACACAATTCCAAGCTCCACTTAGAATCACCATATACTAAATTTGCGTTGATGTTCTTTCCTTCCAATTCCAATTCCATTCCGAAATCAACAATCTGTCCTAAGATATTGTTAATCTCACCTTCAATAGCAGGAATAGCTTTTTCAATCAATTCTAAAGAAACACCATCTTTACTCAATGCGTTTAGATAGTATTCGTATAATTTATTTTTGTGTTCTAATTCTTTTACTTCATTAATCCTTTCCTCATATACATCTCTTTGAGATTCTAATGTTGTTTGTCTTTTGAACACACCCATCATCCCATCGTTGGTATTACCCATTTTAGATTTTAGACCAGTCATTTGAGTTTGTAACCCATCCAACTCTTCTTTAATCTTTTTATTAGCCACAATCTGCTCTTCGTTTTTATAATACTCGTCAATGTTAGATGTATTCTTTTCAATATCACCTTCTATTTTATGAATTTGTAAATCACAAGCTGAGATTTGGGAATTGATATTGAATATATCCTTATCAACTTTGTTGTGCTTTTCTTTTAAATCGTTTAGAGTTTTTAACTTATCTTCAAATGGTAATAGTTCATTTATTTCTAAATTTAATTGAGCAGATTCGGTTGTATGTTCTTCTATCGTATCTTTTATTTTTTCAATAGCTTCTATGGCTTCTTCTTTCGAAGTTAAAATACTTTTAGAGTTATCCATACAAATTTCACAATCCGGATTATATTTGTGTAAATCCAAATGTGCTTTTTTATCCACTAATGATTGATACTTTATTTCTAACTTCTCAATTTCATTCTTAGCTGTTCTATGTTGTTCTTTAAATGTATTTAATTTATTAATACCTTCTTTGATATCAGTTTCATTTAATCCATTCAACAAACCCGATAATTGAACTTCCAATGGAATTAATTTTTCTAATCGTTCGTTTAATTCCGATTTTGTAGATTCTTGCTTTTGTAAATTATTTTCTAATTTAGTTTTGTTAGATTCCAATTGGGTAATATCATAATCAAAACTGCCGGTATTAATTATTTGAGATTTTAACTCAATAATCGATTCGTTAAGATCTTCTTCTACTTTATTTAGAGATTGTATCTCTTCATTGAATTGTTCATATTGAGTTTTACACCCATCCAATTCGGTTTCTATATCTGCAAGCTTTTGCGGAAAATCATCTGATTTAAATTTCTTAACTAATGTTGCGGTTTCTCTATTATCATCAGCTGCTATTTGATATAACTTATCAAAGATATCAACTCCAATCAATTGAGAAAGAACTTCTTTTCTTTCTGATTGAGATTTATCAATGAATAGGGCGTTGTTACCTTGTAATGATAATGTTGTTAAAATGAAATCTTCAAAGTTACCTAAATACTTTTCAATGTTTTTATTTGTATCTCTACGTTGCTCACCATTTAGGGATTCCTCTACACCATCAACAATTCTCCAAAAGTTAACATCAACCTTAACTGATGTTTGTGTTTTGTTTAACTTACCAATTCTTTCAATAAAATATGATATACCATCTATTTCAAATTCAAATTTGCAATGGAAGTTTTCCTTTTGGTTATTTAGAATATTTTTAGATGATGAGGTTCTTGATGTTTTATCAAATATGCAAAAAGATAGAATATCAAATAGAGATGATTTACCACTAGCATTTGGGGCAAATATACCAACTATACCTTTAGCGTTATCAAACTTAACAACACTATCAGTTCCGTATGAAAACATATTTGAGAATTCCAATTTCTTTGGTATCCATAATATATTATCCATCTTATCGGTATTATCTACTTTCTGATTTGTTAGTTTATTGATTTCAGTAATAGCATCTAAATGGTCTTGCTCTAACAAATACCTTCTATCTAAATAATCACCAATCAAATGATTTTGGAATGTTTCATCTTTAACGTTACCAACTATGTTTCCATTAAGTCCATTATTAGACCTCAATCTAGCCATAGTATCAACTCTACTTACAGTTACTTCAGTTGTTTTGAATATCCTACTCAATTCCGTAATACAAGCCTTTGTAGTAGTTGCATCGGTTTCATTAAAACGCAATCTTAATCGTGGATTTTTTGGAAGCTTAGTATCTAATTCATCATATACCCATTGTGGTATATTACCTTTGTATATATCGATGGTTAAATAACCATAATCATTCTTAATATCAAACTCTTCAAATGTTTTCTTTTCAACATCCCACAATAGATACCCATGCCCTTCTAACAATTCTCCGTGATTTTGTTGAACTAATGAACCTGCGTAAACTACAATAGGTTGATTGTTAGATGGATTGTATGTTTGTAATACTTGTCTTTTGTGAATATCCCCCATCAATACCATATCAAATCCTTCAAACATATCTGTTGTGAATGAATTTGATGATACTACATATCCAACATCAGTTTGTGATTTGTTTACAGGTCCGTGGAAAAGACAGATTTTATTCTCACCTTCAATTTCTTTGCCTTTGGGCCAATTCTCTTTTTTATCCAATATGGAATAAACGGCAAAAGTAAGATTATGTAAATTATAAACACCAGTGTCACGATAATAATGGATGCGAGGATTTTGAAGATTATCAATAATAGGCGTGAGAACATCTAATCTATGGTTGTTGTTTAAGTTGCAATCGTGGTTACCAGTAATAAGTATAACCTCTTTTAACTTTGAACACTCAGTTAAGAACCAACTAATCTCTCTTACCAATTCCGGAGACATTTCCGTTTTAGCATGAGCAATATCGCCTGCTAAATAAATGATAGAATCTTCAATGTTATCACTTTTTACTTTTTCCAAAAATTGATTAAATATCAATCTATACTCACTATGTCTTTTTAGATTACGAATGTGTAAATCTGCTAAGTGATAGATGTGTGTAATTTTTCTCATAGATTATTAATCTTGGTTAGAATCAAATCATCCCAACCTGTTTGTGTTTGTGTTTTAATTAATTCGTTTACTTTTTGAAATCCCATTTCTCCTGCATCTTTATCCGATGGGATTATATTTTTTACTGTAATTCCATTCTTAATAAAATAATCAGCATGTTTAGTAGAATCATCAATAGCATCGGAATCCAATAAAATATTAATTTCCTTAACTCCTTTTTCTCTAATTTTGTTTTTTAGTTTATTAAGTAAGAATTTACCCAACATAGGAATTGCATTTCTTTTAACTGAAAATGAATCAAATACACCCTCTACTAATGTTATTGGTTCATTCCAATTAATCATATCTTCAAATACAATAACATCTCTATTAACGGGTGGATTCTTATACTTCATTTTCTCATCCTCATAAAAAGAACGAGCTACAAAGTAGTTAAGTTCACCACTCTCATCATAGGACGGTATAATAATTCTACCACCATATAATCCATCTTCACAATATCCAATGTTGTATTTTACAATATCTTTTGCGGTTATATTTCTATTTCTAAGATATGCTATAGCATGATTATATAATGGATTAAATCCCTTTGGTTTTATATATAATTGCTTGAATTCTTTTGGTAAGAATAGTTTAGGTTCTTCTTCAGTAAATGTGGAATTGGTTTCAATATCACCATAGATGTCCTTCAATTTTGATATTGAACGAATATCTACATTAAGTTTACGAAGTAGAGAATTTATCGTTCTACCTTTAGCGTTACAAACCCAGCAATGCCAGTTTTGATTATCTAAGTTAATTTGAAGTTTTTTCTTATGGTGATGGCAGAATGGACAGTGGTGTGCTTGCTCATTACCCTTAAGGGATGAACCTACGCCTAAAGCGTCATCTAATATGTTGATTACCACTAACTTCTGCTTTCCACTTAGCATGTATAGAATATTATACCATAAAGATACGAAAAATATCCCAAAATACCAAATTATTTAGTAGTATTTATTGGGTATTAATCGCATATAAAATTATCCGTAAATATACGAAAAATATCTGATATATCCTAATCTTAGTGGTTGGAGTTTTTTACATCTCTAAGAAATTGCTCTAATTTGGCAATATCCTTCTTCAATTCATCTTTTGGAATAGTGTAATCCAATTTAAATTGAAAATCTTTAAGTGAGTTAGCTGCTACTGATAATGCATCTTCTTTGGAGTTTAAAAAAGAATGCGAAATCTTGTATTTACTTGCAATCTGGTCTAATGTCATAACTTTGGTGTGTTTATTGTGTCCTTCCTAAAAAACTTACCCAATATGTTTTCGTTTATTGAGTTTTCATTTGAAAGAACATTATGTTTAAATTGATAATATACTTCTAAATAAGATAGGGCTTTTTTAGAATAGCAAAATTCAATAATTTCTCTTTTGAATTCTTCTTCCTTCCCTTCTTTAATTTGCTCCTTTATCCACTCATTCGATGAGTAGTATTTTTCCCAATCGGATGCTTTCCTAACCACTCTTTTTCTAACCTTTCCTTTAAGTGGTTTTAATCTCCTAACTGCAGTTAATGATTTTTTACCAATGTAGAATCTATTGGTTGGGATGTGAGTTATGACATATACAAATCCAATGGCACCCTCTGGCACCATTTCCTCCGTAACTTCTTTTCCATTATGTAACCAATTCATTATTTATTTTTTAGGAGTTGCGCTATAAAGCTTTCCACCAATCTCACCACCTCTAGCTCTTTTTAAAGCCTTTTGGTCTGTAGATAAATCTTTAGATGGTTTGTATGTATTTTGTGCACCTATTGGTTCTGGGTCACCACCTCTTTCATTTACCTTAGCCGTAGTTGGTTTTTGGTTTTTGTATAAATCTAGTATTGCCATAGTAATTCTTATTTGTATATAAATATCTAATTAATTTATTTATTCACTTTTTTTCCAGCCACCACCCAATTCTTTATATTTCTTTGCAGCCCAACCATTTGCATATGCCGATGGATATACATCGAACTTTTGTTTAGCTTGAGATTTTGCATAAGACCATTTTTCCGGGTCAGTTGGTGTATTTTTTTCTAAAAATAGATTTAGTTTTTGCTCTACAGTTAATTTCATACTTTCGTTTTTATTTTTACCTGCACAATGTGCTTTTTGTGAGAATCCTTTTGGGTTAGAACAATTAATTGAATCTTTGTATTTCTGAGACCAATCTTCATTTACTCCAGTCTTTACAAATGTAGGTTTCTGTCCTTTCTTTTGCTCACCACCTTTTTTAGCATCTCCTGCATCTTTTTGTGCGGCTCTTTTTCTTTTTACAAATGATGCTCTACCATCTTTACCCAACTTAGCAGCCTTTTCATTTGAAAGACATGCTGCATAAGCTGAACCCTCTTCACTATCCCCACACTTACCCGTTTTCTCTCCTTTACTATTATATCTATCCCATCCACCCGTCTTACCTTTACCAAACCATTTACGAAGGTCTTCACTAATTGGTGTATTATCAGTTCCACACTTATGACAAGTATATGGATTATCACCACCATCGGATATATTCCAAGTCCAATGGCATTTATCGCAAATCACTTTGCCGCCATCTACCTTTTCGTTTAATATATCTTTTAACTTAATCATATGTATCTATAAATATAAGTTATGTATCAAAACGAATTATAAAATTTAATGGATAATCAGGCAAAGATTTTATTGGCTGTGGTAACTTTGCTACTGCTACCATATTCATTTCATTATCATACAATCCTATTGTGGTAATATAAGGTGTTAAATATGAACCAGTTGGGTCATTAGATGCACTAAAATCATATTCCCAAAAAAGTGGATTTACTTTTGCTGATTTGATATTGAAAAAACTACCTGTGTATTTTTGTTTTGTAATTGGGTCATCCAATATAGCGGTTACCAATTCAGAATCTATATCAGTTAATGCAGTTGGATTGGTTGATGCGTTGAACTCACTTTCTAATACTGATATGAATATTTCGTTTTCAAATATGGTTTTAGTAGAACGGAATTGTAATGAATAATCCGTAAACGATGAACCACTTTGGATATCTTTAGTTGCTATAACAAATCCCCTATCATACAATATGTTACCTTTGATATTACTAGCAGAATCTATAAGATTTGAAAATCCATCATCCGTATAAGTTACACTACCAGTTGTTAATGTTAAACTGCCTGGCTTAATACCTTCACCATAATATATTTGTGGTATTGAAAATAATGCGAATTGGGATTCTAAATTTCTTTCAGTTGTAGATGAATATGATTTCCTTCTACCAACTTCAGTCATAATAGATGCCGTTGCTGAGTTTCTATAAAATTGAGCTTCAATAGAACGATAGATTACTCCTCTAATATCATTAGCATCAGTAGCATCAAAATCTCCAAATGAACCAGATAATCCCCACTTTACATCCACTTCATCTTTATCCGTTTCAGTAAATGCCCATTCTTTATAAACCTTAAAGGGTCTTATAACAATATCCGATTTTGGTATTTCTTTTAACATTCCTTAGTGTATCTTTTCTATAAATATCATTTAAACAAAAAACCCCCATTTCTGGGGGTTGTTTTTATCGTTTAACGTTTATCGTTTAGTAGCTTAATTTAACTTTTATCAATACTTCCTTATCAAATGATTTAACGATTGGTTGAGAAGTTTTTGCAACTGCAATCAATTCATTAGAATCATTGTATAAACCAATAGTTGTGATATATGTTTGAGGGTCTATTTCGAACGATGGTTCTGAAAATGCTCCCGTTGTATCAACATAAGTTGGATTGTTTGAATAGTTATATTCTCTATTTGTTGCTCTTACAAAGAAATGTTGTGTAGATACATTTTCAGTTCTTCTTGCTTCAAAATCCAAACCACCACTTATTGAACCAAATAATCTAGAATGGTTATATGCATTAGCTGTAGTTGCTAAACTACCACTTAAGTTTCCTGTTTGTGTGTGACCTGATGCCGTGCTGAATGGAACTAATCCAACTACACTACCAATTGCTTCAGGGTTAAGGATGATAATTCCTCTATCAGGATAAAATGTTCCATATCCTTTACTATTTGCAGGTGCAATTCTATTTGTAATAGTTGCTTCGTTTTGTGTTCCGATATTTAAAGAACCAGATACAACAGTAAACACTCTACCAGCTTTACCAAATGTATCACCGAATTTCTTACCACTATCATCGATAAATGTAAAGAATCCGTTTGAACCTGATAAAGTCAATGACCAGTTACCTGCATCCATTTCTTCTCTATATCTAGCTCTATTTAATGTAATAGCGTAGATAGAATCAGAATCAGCCAATGTTCCAGCTGAACCTGTTTCGAATTGGAATTTAGCAGTTGGATCATTCAATAACATTGAACGATATTGAGCGTATGTAGATTTTGTTGCTAATAATGCGTTATCATCAGAAGATAATTGTGTAGAACCACTTGCATTGATATTACCATATGCAACTGCAAATTGAACTTCAGCCGTATCGGAATTCGTTACAGGATGCTTATCATATACATTGTAATAAAATTGTCCACTATTTTCAGTTCTAGCTTGAGTAGATGATGTAAAAAATTGTGTAAGAGAACCCGAACCATTTGACCATATACCCGTAGTTACTATTTCAATTTTAGCATTTACTTTATCAAAGTCACCAAATCTTTTATAGATACCAGTTGATATACCAGCCCCTACACTTAGTTGAGAGCCCGCAGGTAATGCGGAGTTTAAAATCGATATTAATTGGTCGGTATCGATTTGTCCCGTATTTGCCAAATCTCTAATCTGGGCGGTTACATTAGGATCAATAATTTGTGCCATTTTTTATATATTTTTTATTTTATACTGTTGCTTTATAAGTTATTGTTACAGGGATAGTTTGTGAACCACCAGTCTCATTACCATAAACAGTGATTGTTGTAGAAACATCCAATGTTAATTGTGGGTTTGGTGTAAATCTAAATTCTAAACCACTTACTACCTGTGCGGTTGAAGATATTTCATCTCCTAAGAATACCGGCGTAGTTGCTGCTGAAGTTGCTCCTCTAGTTACAGTAAGAGTTCCCGCAGATTGGTCAGCCAATATCATTGTATAACCTGCACCTGTGTTTCCAGCTGGAGATGTTGTTGGAGTTAATCCTACACCACCTTCACTTTGGTTAGCACTAATAGATGGAATACCCAATCTTACAGTTGGAATCTGAGTTGTTCCTTTTGGTAAGGTTACTAACTTATATCTTAATATCTGCGTTTCATCAGGAGATGCTTCCGTAACCGGAATCGCTCTGATTGCTGAATCGTAAAATGCAGAACCTTTTGGATGAGCTGCTTCATAAAGTGTATAATCCACCTCATCATCACCTAATGCAAATTTTGTAATATTAAGTGCTTGACCAGATGCTAACTTTTGTCTACCTTTTTTGGTAAGAATAGCATCTACAATTACTTCTGTGTTGTTTAAATATCCCATATTATGTGTCTTTTATATTCTATAAATATATAGTTTTTTTATTTTAATAAATAAGTATTAATCAACCTCCAATATCGGTTCACCACTACCTCTACCAGTCTTAGCCACTCTAAGAATGTTAGGATTAGTTGTAAATGTTTCTACTGCAGGTAATCCATCAGGAGTTGTTGTTGCGGTTTGTTGAGAACCTATGAAGTAAGATCTTTCCAATCCCGTAGATAATCCATTTGTATAACGATAGTGTGTATGGAAATAACCTTTCAATTCAGTTACATTGGTAACCCCATTACCAACAGATACACTTCCATTAAATGGAATAATAGATACCACATTTTTCTTAAATGTAGTAGGGGTATCTTCTAATAATAATGGTTCATTTGGATTGGTTTGAGTTAGAACATTTTTAGTTTCTGTCAATTCAACCAAAAATATGTTACTTCTAGATTGACTTACATTTCCTTCCAAATCGGTAAATCTTTTATATTGAGTAGTTCCGTTTGGTGCATATAATCCATATCCTAAATTGGCTACTGAATTTTTATCCATACCAACTGCTTCATATTTTCCAATACTTTCATATTCTGCTAAAAGCGTTTCTCCTATAGAAAATTCAATAGAGGCGTCATATGTAGGGTATTCACCATCCAATAATTCTTCAGTATTATAATCTATAGTTGTATCATATCCTGCGTTTTCACCAACTATTTCAGTTTCATCATTTTGATAAATAATACCATCATAATTTGCTATATCAAATCCCAAAGTTGCATCAATTCTCTCCACAACTTCTCCCTCAAATGTAGGGTAATCCGATACAAGGTTTACATTTTCATCAACATTTATTTCTGAACTATGATCACCCCTTACCGCAGTTGGTCTATCCCAACGAGTTTTGTTTCTTTCTAAATAGTGTGGTTCTATTAATAATCCTTTAGATATTTTTGCTCTAGCAGGTGCCATATCAGCAAGAACATCAAAAAGAGATTTATTAATATATCTAACTAATTGAATATATTCGTTTATATCTCTATCTAATCTTTCAAAATAGTATTCTCTTAAATCATCTAATTGTTTGTAGGAATCTTTATAATCATCCGATGGGTCACCAATATAGTTATCAATATTAAAATCACCAAATGCTCTTAATATATCCATATTCAACTCTTTAATTGGAGAGAAGAATAATCCCAAACGATTTGAATCTGTTGGGGATTTATCAAAAGATTTTTTAGTTACTCTTTGCTTATATGATAAAGATGCAGTATAATTAGAACCTGTTAATTCTTGTCCAGCTAAATTGAATTGAGATTCAAAACGAATTTTATTAGAAACATTAAAACCTAAAGAAGGAACTTTTGCAGTTACTGTTCTATCATATGGAACATAATGATATGGATATATGGTAGTAGATGGATTACTTGGTAAATCAGTTCTAGTTGGGTAAAAATTACTTGCCGTAGCAAATGGTTCACCATATCCCTCATTTATTGCCACATTTAAAATATTTGGGAAAGATACTCTATCTCTTGGATATTCAAAATCTAAACGGAAATATAAATCTGCCGTAGACGAACTATAGTTGTTACCATTTATAGCATCAGGAAATAATGTATGATTATCAAACTTATCGATTTCTAATGGAACTCTCCATAAACGGAATTCATCTAAGTTTCCGTTAAAATTATTACCCATTGATAATGTAGAATTGGTTACCCAATCACTACCAGATGGTGATACTAACAATGATAAACTTGAAGTAATAAGTATTCTATTACCATCACCTGTTTTTAAATATACATCAAAAGTTTCATCACCACTATCAGTATTTCTATTTATAAGAACATTACTATAATAATCTGGTCTTAACTGAAATTCTGCACTTTGTGTATAATCATTTCCAATACTAAACCCAATTACAGAAGAAGTAGCTGATGATGTTATTGCTAATGAAAAATTAGAAGATTGTAAAATTTTAAATGAACTTGTAGTATCAGGCTTAAACATAAACTCTATAGCCTGCGGATAATCTGCTGTTGGATAATTTGTGTTTGCAGGTATTTCTTTCCAAGGTATTAAAACTGATGAGCCTGATTGTAATCGTAATGCTGCTGTTCTATCATCAAATGTAAATTCACTAACTCCACCTTTTGTTGGATCTTGCGGTCCGCCAAATTCCATTATTGTTAACATAGATTGTGGAACACCATAACAAGCCATAATAGCTTTCATAGCCCTTCCAGTTCCTTTATGTTTTAATAGGTATGGTAAGTTGTTTAGGATTCTTCTCCAAACTTGATTGTTTGCATCTTCCAATGAAGTTGAGTATTTTGGATAACCTTCTTTAGATTGTCCAAATGCATACTCCCATAGGAATTGAGAATCAAATGCTCTCTTTCCCTCCCAACCAAAAGATTTTAATATGTTCCAAACAAAATTCTTAGGAACTCCTTTCAAACCTGCTTCATCCAATTTTCTCATTTTGGTTAAAGCATTTATGTAAACCCAAATAGTATCAAAGTGCTGTCCTATCATATCCAAGAACAACATAAAATCATTATTTTCCGAATTTACATATATAAACTCAGGTATATTGTTTACTATATAATTTGGATTGTATTTATCATATTCAGTTGCTGCAGCTAATAAAGATTCATACCAACCCACTACATCAATATAGTCCGTTGGGTATAACAAATATGTTGGTTGTCCTAAATAGCCTGGAGTTGAATATTTTGGATATGCTAAAACATTTAAATCTTTATATAAAAATAATTCAAATCCATCGAAAGCTCTTAATATACCATTTAAAGAATCTAATGTTTTTTGAGCCTCTATTCCTTCTGTTGGATTACGAAATACAAATGTTTCTATTTCGAATTGTAAAAATCCACCATCTTCAGAAGAATCATCCGTAAGTAATAATTCCATAGCTTCCGTTAACACAACACCATTTATTGTTGTTCCTGTTAAACTTGCTAATTTATTTTTATATTTTTCAACTAATTGTATCTTATAAAAAAAGTTATTAACTCTTTCCGCAGCAGAACCAAAGTTTACAAAATTTTGAAATGCATAATGCCATTCCGTATCATTAGAACCACTTACATATTCTATGTTTAACTTAGATGTATCTATATCTAAATTACTCAAATAACGATTTACTAAATCATTTGATGTTTCACTACCACTAGCTATTAAATCATCATAAATTTTATAACCAATATCATTACTTGGCGCTACACCAAAATTAGGTCCTTTTAATGGACTACAAACATCACCAATTAATCCACTAACTGTTACTGTATCTAAAATTGGATTAGACTGTAATTTAGATAACCAAACTTGCTGATTTGTTTGTATTGATGTTGGTAATGGTTCATATAATTTTACAATCAAAGAACCTTCACTACCTGTCCAAGTTGTTACAACTTTATTATCGGCATCACCAAAATTTAAAGTATGGGTTAAATATCTAGATGTTTCGGTATTTAATATTTGTGAATCGAATTGCTTTAGGAATCCATCCACTAATCTATTAACCGCAACAGGTCTTGGTATATCTAATAATCCTTTTAAAAATTTTATTGTAATTAGTTCTTCCTTACCTATTAATGTTTCTTTACCACTTATATTAAATGGAACTAACTTTAAAGTAATTTCAATTTGATTATCAGTTTGAGTAAATGCAACACCATCTAATCCAATAAGAGATTGAACATTTAATGTTGTTTTTCCTGTTGCTGGCGCTTGAATGTATGAATTTCCATTTAATTTATAAATTCTTACATAATCAGTATTAACACTTTCCCATTCTAATTGAAAATCTACATTAGTCCCAACATAATCAGCGCCTTCTATAATAGATGGATATGTTATGTTACGAATATCAGGTTCACCTACCCAAACTTCATCAACTACGTTCAATGATATATTTAATGGTTGTCCATCACCATCATTATTTCTAGGTATTATTTGAATATTATAAACACCAATTCTACTAAATTTATTTGCAGGTATTAATATTACAAATTCAGAATCAACACCTAAATCAGCATAATCAACTACACTTTCACCAATAACAACTCTAAGAGTATTAACTACATTATTTTTTGTTAAAGCTATTGGATATGGTGATTCACTATTTTTATTATATCTTCTTTCATTTTTTCCAAAAGTTTCTACAATAGATGGTAGTTGTAAATTTTTTATAAATACCGTTTCAGTTTGAGTTGAAATGGCAGTATCAGCATCTAACACAAATGAAACTTGCAAACTTTGTAGTGAATCCGATACTTGTCTTTTATCAATTTGCCCACCAATAGTTATAACACTATTTGTAAGTCTAAACCCATCATTTGCAGATAATACTGTTATTTTAGTTCCAATTGGATATTCTAAAAGATTATTATTATCTAATATTATCTCACTCGTATCGTTAATTAATAATTTAACAGAACCAATAGCTCCACTATTAACGAAGTTTATATCAGCTGTAGCTATTGGTTCTACAACTTCAGTAGATTCTCTTACTAATTCAAATTCAGTTGTAAATTGATTTCCATTAGTATTTGTATTTGAAGTAAAGGTAGAATCTTCTACTCCATTCACAAACTTTTTTATAGAAACTACAAATGGTGAAACATTTGTAAATACCGGTTGATTTAGATTAGCTAAACCAATTCTACTATTAATGTCAAATAATCCATCTCTATTATATCCATTAATAGAAGTTGATGGATCAAATATACTTTCAGTTCTTTCAAATCTAAATTCAGGATTATTAGTTATATTTACTCTATATTCCTCTTTGGATGAATAGTTTGTTTTATCTAATTTTATTGTAGCTGCTCCACCCTTTTCACGAAGTTCCGATAATGTAAATCTAAAATAATTAGGCGTAGAACCTTTATCATCTCCTCCAAACAATATCTTTGCATCAGATATATTGGATTTAACTTCTACCAAATATTCACCATCCTGTAATTGAGATGGTGCTACATTAGGAGTATATGTGGATGTTGCGCCTGTATTAATTGACGAACCACCACCACCGCCACTACCACCATAGTTATCGTTGGAAAGATTATTATAGAAATTAAAATTCTCTGCCATTATTGTATATTTTGTCTATCAATTAAATTACCATCGACTACTCTTTCTCTACCGAACCCCGTTCCTAAATCTCTTTCAATAAAAGATCCACCACCACCACGATTTCCACCACTGCCAGCAGTAATGATTGGTGAGGAATATATGATTTCTTCTGTTTTAATAGGAGCTATATATACCGGCTCTTCAATTGGTGTTATAATTGTTTTAATTGGTTTTTCAATTTCTTTTCTTATCAATCTTTCAACAGAAGCTGCTATACCTGTTATATCAGGTTTAGTTATTGTCTTTATTTGTAATTCAACTTCTTTAGGTGTAATTACGATATCAGTTTCAGATGATTGTAATATATCACGAACTTCATCTACACTTACTTCAAAAGAACTAACAGTTGTAGTTCTTAATTTAACATCTTGTTGAGGTAAATAATAATTAACTATATATGTTAACAATTGCTTACAAGTATTAACAATAGATTCTTTAGATAATTCTATTTTAGGTTTAGTTCTTTTTGGTTTACCAAAATTAATATCATCGATTTTGGATATTCTATTTGTAAATTCGTATATACTAGCTTGTCTAAATTTAACATATATATTATTTACAAATACTTCAAAATCTTTTATTTTAAATTCTGATATTAATTCATCTACCCAAGTATTACCATATTTGTTTCTAATAAAAGTTGTTAATTTTGTTGCATCAATAGTTTCAATAAATTCTAATGCGTATGCAATTGTATCCTCTCTGAAATCACCATCATTTATGAAAATATTAAATCTTTCTTGCAATTCTGGATTTATAGAAACTCCTTCTTTTAATGGAAATAATCTAACTTCTGTTCGAGATGGTGATATCTCATTTATCCATAGTTTATCATATTGCTTCTCACTACCAGCTCGTTTATTAATTAAAGTTATTTGAGTTTTAAATATACCATTAGTATATCCAGCTTCAGCTAATAATCTTTCAGCATCAATGAAATATTCGGATGGTAATTTATATTTTTGAAAAAGAGTTCCATCTTGTATTAAAAAATAGTCATTTATATTCTGACTATTCAACGGAATATATCTAACCAAATTGCCATCAACTTGTGGTAACTGATTATCGTTTATATCATATATAATAAATTCAATGGCATCACTTTCACTAAATCCAAAAAAAGATTGTAAATCTTGTTCTTCAAAGATTTTTCTATCCTCTGAATTTATAACGTATCCTTTGTTACTAATTAACTCTTTTATATTCCTAATTGCCATGCTGATTTTTTTCTTTTATTTAAAGTTGTATCATAGAACCAATAAGAATATTGACTTCCAATTTTATGAATTAGTTTACCAACCCAATTATCCTTTTTCAATTCACCCATTTCATAGGCCATATGCTCAGTCCAAGGTTTAACTATAAAATATATATACTTTGTGTATTGCGGTTTTTGCTTCATAAACTTAACAACACCCTTAGCCCACATATTATATCCTATAACTAATTTTCTATCCACACCCCACATCATCTCACCATAACGTTCATCCGCATCCCAAATATTTTGAGGTAAGAATCCTTGATTGTATAATTCGTTACAAATGATTTTCTTTTTCTTACTTCCTGCAATTGCTGCCTGTTGAGCTGCTGCTGCCTGAGATTGTGCGGTGTTTGTTTGAGAAACTAAGTTTGTAAGCTGACCGTTTAACCCATTAATAGTATTAGTTAAATTATTAATTTGAGTTTGAGCCGTTCCTAATTGTTCATTTAAAACTACAACTTGCCCTTCCAATAATTCATTTCTAGCAGTAAGTGAAACTCTTTGAATTGCTTCAGATGTTGCTTTTTGAATTGAGTTTTGTAATTCAACGATACTAGATTGAACTTTGGCAACCGATTGTCTATTTTGATTTTCAACTGATGCTACTACTATTTCTCTACCATCTAACTCAACTCTAAGAGATTGGGTAACTATTTCTAATTCAGAAACTTTAGCAGTTAAGTCAGAAACATCAATAGTTAATAATCTAACTTGCTCACGTAAATCTTCTATTTGATCTAATGCTTCATTGTATATACTTCTTAATACAGTATCAGGAAGTTCTGGTGCCTGAACTGGTATTAGTTCGGTTATAATAGTATCAATGGATTTTACTAATTCTCCTTCGTTATACTTTGGTTTTGTTAATTTACCAAATAAAATACCATCATCACTAACAGAGCCGCTAAAAACATGCACACCAAATTCATTTTTGGTTTTAATAGCAAGAGAGCCACTTTGAATCAGCTCACTTACCTTTATCTCATTTTTTAATCCTGTCTGCTGTTTCATTGAATTATTTTTCTATTATGCCAAATGTAATATCATCATCGTAGAATATTTCATCACCATCAGATACCATTTTAAATTCCAATTTATATACTCGATTTACTTCCCAATTTGAAAAATTAAATTCTATAAAATTTCCAGAGGTATCACAACTAACTTTAGAATGTGAACTAAATGGAATTATAATATCATCTGATAATAAATCTTTTACCTGATAGTATGTTGTGATTGGTAGGTATTTTACATCGTTATATGCAAATGTGTTTGTAAATGTTTTAATAGGATATTTTTCTCTACCTGTTATTCTTAATTTTTTAACACTACCAACTTTATACTCTGTTTTAAGGTTTTTAACTCTAACCACAACATCATTTGATATAACATCTAATGGTTGTAAAGAGCCCGTAGTTATAGTTTGGTCATCCCAGCTTACAACCAATTTTGGTTGGTGAATTGTATATGTTTCTTTACTAAAGAATTTTAGTTGTCCATAATCATTTGTATCATTTTCCAAAGATGATGAGTATTTTAAGATAAATCCTTCATTTGGTAAACTACCACTCAACCATCTTTGAACGATACCTTTAACATCCATATTTAAATCAGCAGTTTCGTAATTAAACGATTGAGATGCCGATACTATTGTGTACCAAGTTCCACCCGTTCCATCGTTAGGATTACTATCACTACCACTTGCTAAATTTGTTGTTATCCAATCTATAGCAGATTCTCCATTTCTATATGTCCAAGTTACGCCGGTTGTTGATACATCATCAAAACGAGTTCCATTGCCCATTTCCCAACTTTGTGAAATTGGATGTGCAAATATTGTATATTCTAATGGAATTTCATTACTTTCAGTTTCTCTCATCGACAATCTGATATTACTCAGAGTAACATCACCTGCGGCGATAGATTGTGATAGAGCATTTAAATCAAATTTAATTAATGCTCTAGAAACATCTTTTATATTCCCATAATAAACTTTACTAACTTCCAATATTTGGTCTAACCCAGTATTTTGGTTTGGTTGTTGTAAGTAAACCGATGCATCTTTTGATGCTGTAATAAAATAGTATGCCATTATCTTGCTCTTCCTTTTATATCTGAGTTAGGGAATTTCACTTCAAAAACACAAGGGTCTAAAGATGGATAAATTATCTTCTCTTTAGTTGCCGCAGTTATATTATATGAATTTGGTGAGTATTGTCCTTTACATTTATTTGTGATTTCTAATTTTGGAACAGACGAAACACCTTCTACATTAGCTATAGTTAATTCAATTTCACTAAGGTTTATTGTTTGATTAAAAGTCCACTTATCTATTAAGAAAAAGTTTTTTAATTCATTTATACATTGAGTAAGAACTTCAGATTTATTATAATTATCTAACACAGTTATTTCAAAATCAACACCTATGTTTACAATAAATCCATCTATTATATTAACACCATCAGTTAATATTTTATATTCATTTAGATATGTTTTAAGATTTTGTTTTATTGCTCTATTAATTTGTGTTAAATGTCCATTTCTATTATAACCTAATAAATAAAGGTTAATTGCAAATGGATTATTTATTTCATTTACATTATCAGTTTTACCTACTAAGAAATTTTTAATTTCTTCTTTTACTTCAGCTGATGATGGCTCTTCATTATCTGCCTTCTCAATAAATGTCATTACTAAATCAGTAAATTGTTGTAATGAATTTGGAGATGCTAATATGGATGATGGGGAGTTATTATCTAATTGACCATCTGCACTAGCATACGCTTTTGCAATACCACCATATCTTGCTGGCATTGATAATACTCTAACTTGATAATCTTTAGCAGTTACTGCTCTATTTTGAGAACCAAAATTTGCTAATGAATTTTGTCTAATTTCCTCCAATGTTTCAGCACCTCTACCACCTACAGCAGGAACTTCATTATCTACTGCTAATGAATTTTTACTTTGTTGATATATACCTCTTTGAACTGGTGTGAATCTTAATAAATCTTCATCATATTCAACCCCTGTTATTCGTGTTATATCTCCAACACTTGTATTGCTATTAATTGTTCATCGCTTGCCGATGGGTCTCCTGCTCCAAATTGTATTGTAGTTGTATTATCATCATTTACTTTAACTACAAATCTTCTAGGAGTTTTTAATGTTTTTAAAATATATGGGACAGTATCTCTAAATTGAAATAGTTCAGGATCATTTGATAGTGTATTTTTTTCTTCAATAAAAACCATCTCTTGTCCTAAATAAGGAACTTCGTAATATTTGTTACCATCACCATCTCTTACATCAACAATTTGTATTATATTCGTTTCAGAAAGTTCTATAGTTCTAAATGCTTCATACGAACCAAATGTTAATGTTTTTTCGTTAATTATGGATGATATAGCTTGCACCTGCTTTTTTACTAAATAAAACGATGGTTCGCCCGTATCAGAATCTCTTTGATAAACAGTTACTTCTCTATTATATTCATCTGCAAAATCTACCATTTCTGTGGTTCTGAATTGCGTTGAGTTACTTTGAGCTTCAACTACCATACCTTCCCTTATTCTTAAATAATATGTCTCATCCGGCTTATTATTAATACCCGTTCCTATAGAAGGAACTAAATGATATAATGATAATGTGGTTATAGAAGGAGATGTAACTTTTGGTTTGTAACCTAAATATTGAGATAATGCTAATACACTTTTAGAATCTTCTGCGTATGGCATCAATGATTCTTTAAATGTATCATCAACATAGTATGAAAGAGCATCACCTATATACGATGCCATTTCTATAAACATCATACCTGGAGATGTTTCATTAAAATCATTGTAAGTTTTAGGAAAATATGTTTTAGTAAATTCAATTAAATTACTTCTAAATCCCGAAAAATCGGTGTTTAGATATTTGATATCTTTACCTTTATTTTTAAAATTTTTACTTACTGTGTTATTAGTTGCCATTTGCTTATATTGTAAAAGTTACCTGATTTAAACTCACCGAATCTCCAATTCTAAAATTTATAGATATGTTAACTTGATTTCTATCTTTTAGGAAATCCGTTTGTTCTATATCAATAGTATCAACACTAACATATGGTAACCATTGTGCTAATGTAGATGTTATAACTTCTTCTATTTTAACCGAAAGTTCATCATCGTTAAAATCAAAAACCAATTCATTCAAACCACTTCCCAAAAAGGGTTGCATTACTCTTTCTTTTCTTTTGGTTAATAATAAAGATTTTATATTTGTTCTAACCTGGTCAAATGTTTTAAATGATTGATTAAAAGCAGTATTACCTATTTGTAACGGCAAAGTGATACCTATTGGAATATCTTCAAATTGTTTTAAATCAGTTACAGGTTTACTACCTAATATTACAGCCATTATTTTTTATTAAATCTTTTTACCAATTCAGAATAATCTCTGTTCAATGCTTTATCTAATGCATCATTTCCGGTTTGAACTCCCAATCCACTTGGTTGAGCTCCACCTCCACCTAAATCACCATATCCCATTTTAGATGCCATTTCAGCTCTCAATCCAGCCAAACCAGCACCTGCTATATTTGGCCGCATCTTTCACATATTGAACTTCTTCTACCTTTTGGGTAGTTTTTTTAGGAGTATCTTCACCTAAAATCGCTTTTGCCATAGATAACCCAGCACTCTCTTTTTTTGGTTGCTGAGTTTTAATTTGTTCGGATAAAATCCTTTTTACTTCAGACCTTACACTTTCTTTAATTAGAGTAGGTAATTGTTCCTTTAACTCTTCTTTTATAAGAATTTGTATGGCTTTTAATAATTTACTACTATCCATTGTATTATGTTTCTTTGTTGTTTATATAAATATCCGATTTGTTTATTTTTTGAGATTATATCCAAAAGTTTAGGATTTTACCATTTGTTATGCTTTTGTTTTTTGAGATTCAACTGCTTGTTTACCATTTTCATTTAATCTCCACAATGCAACTGTAGAAAAATCTACATTATTTTTTTGAATAGCTCTTTGAGTAAAATCACTTACCCATTTAAATCCTGTCCAAACTTGTATGTGTCCATATGGTTTATTATTTGTATAACCCATAACAACTATATCCCCAACTTGCCATTGTGATGCATTATCAAAATAAGATAAAGATATTTTAACTTTATCATTGTAATAAACTTTACCACCTATATTATTTGCAAATGAACTTCTACCCCCACCAGTACTTGGATTTTTAAAAGAAAACCAATCAGCGTTTCCACTAATTCTCCCCAACCCAGAAACACCAGTTAGAGCGGCAACAACCGCTTGAGTACCTTGTGGACACAAACCATGTATTCCCTTAATATATCCTGATTTTAAATTTTCATATCTAACTTTTGGATTTTTTCCAAGTTTTGGAGCCAATCCTCCTGCAATTTTTAAAAGTTCATCTAAATTCTTATAACCACTTTTTAGAGTATCATCAGTTCCAGTAACTTCCACAACACCCTGTTCATATAATGCGTTATCAATAATCTCTGCAACAACATTATTTAATTGGGTTGCTGCAGTTTTTCCTAAATCATCAGTTGCTCCACTTAATGAAATTTGTTGATCAATTTTGTTAATATCAGGATTGATGATAGCTTGAACTTCTGGACTATTTTTATCTAAAGGTATTTTACTCCAATCAAGTTTATCATAGACATTAACTTTTGATTGTGATGGAGTTGCAGGTGGAACTGTATAACCCGTCCACAAAACAATACCCGGTGCAGGAGTTGATGCCGGTGGATACAACGATACTGTAGTTGCCATACCACTTACCGTAGTTAAATGAATTGTTGCATATCTTATAAACTCATCTACAATTAATCCGGTATTATTGGTTGGTGGTATTGCTGCCATTATGCGTAATATAATTTAATTCCAGATTCATATTTACTTTTATACATAGTAAGTAATTGTTTTCGTTGACTACCATTTCGTTTACAACTTAGATGAAACCAAATATTATTCCCATGTTCAAATATAAATTGGTCAAATGGTAAATTAGCTCTTACCCATCTAGAGGCTTCCAAATACTCCGATGGTGAAAATCCTGAAAACTGAATATCAACTGCTTCTCCTTTTTCATGTTGAGATACACCACCTGGAATAGAAGGAGTTCCTCTAAACCCCGAATTTATTCTGGCATTTGGAAATTGTTTTTTGAGTGGTTCTAATATATTAATTGCTACATTTTGTAAATTACAAACAATATCATTTTCACTCAATCCTCTTTGTGCTTTTATTTTATGTGGAAATCCAGCTCCTATCGATAAATCTCGTAATCTATAATTTGGTGAAATTTTTGCATCGTAATCAAGACCAGAACCACATTTTATAGATTCTGCTTCTTTATTTGTAACGGGTTCATCATCTTTTTCATCTATCACAGGTTCTATTTCTTCATATGGAGTATTATCCGCAGGTAGCTCATCCATTACTCGTGATAATTGAGGGCCCGGATCATCTCCCGCATCTACCAATATTTCCTTTCCCGTTTGGGCAACAACTTCTTTAGCCCCCTCAACTGTATTATTATCTGCGGGTAATTCATCCAATAAAGTTGCAGTAGGTATTTCGGGTGGTGCAGCAGGTGTGGGAGGAATTGATATTGCAGGAGTCCATGTACCTGGATTTGTAACTATGTTAGATGTAACTCCAACATTACTAATTGCTCCAGGCGATGGAATTAACGGAAACGGAAATTCGTTTAGTATTGCACCTTGCCAATATGCCAATACACCCTTTCCCATTTCACCAACTAAATCATATGGGTTGGTAGATGATAATCCCTTTTGAAGGGCTGCTTTAAACAGCTGCTCCATTATTTCTGTATTACCTTTTTTAAGAGCAACCCTATTAATCGTATCACCACCTCTTTTTATTGCAGCATCATATTCGGTTGCATACAATTTTGCTACAGTATCTATATCTTTTATAGAATCCGGATTGTTAGCTTTTGCTAAAATATTTTGTTTAAAAATTTCCCAAGACATATAATTTTATATTTTAGGAATGTTAGATGTAACATTTGAAATCTTATCAGTAGCAGATGATGCCATTGATGTTATTCCACCAACTGCTCCCTTTACGCCGGAAGTTATTCCACCAACTGCACCTGTTACTCCCGCAGCTGCTCCAGCTATAGCTCCAGCCACATTTGGAACTTTTGGTAATTCTATAGATGGCACCGATGGGATTGGTGGTACTTTAGGTATATTTGGAAGTTTACTTTTCTTAAACTTTTTTATTCTATCTTCAGGTAACTTCTTTGGTTTGAATTTTGGAACTTTTGGAAGTTTTGGTAGTTTGAATCCCTTTATAGCTGCAATTGCTCCGGTAACCGCACCTACTGCACCCGCTGCTGCTGCTTTAGCTGCATCAGCTGCGGCTTTAGCTTTATCAGCTGCTTCCTTTGCTGCGGCTTTAGCTTTATCCGCTGCGGCTTGTGCTGCTGCTTTAGCTTTATCTGCCTGTTCTTTTGCTAATGCTTTAGCTTGGTCAGCTTGTGCTTTGGCTTGATTTGATACTTCTTTTGAACTTATTTCTGCCATTATGAAGTTTGATTTAATTTACTAAGTATATTATTCAACTTTGATTTTATACCACCAAAATCTGATATATTTTCAGGTCCTACTTTTGTTGGGCCCGATGGAGTTAGGAATACTTGATTTGTTATTGCATCTATTAATTCTGAAAGAATGTTAACCAATTGCTGTCCCTTAACTATTGGTTCTAATTCTGTGTTACCCAAAAATATAGAACCCTTTCCAGTATACATTAGAATATCTCTATCATTTGTAATCACATTTATATTATCACCAACACTAACATCAATCCCTAACTTATTATCAATTGACATTGCCCCATCGGAAATAAATCCATAATTCTTTTTGGAGTAAAACATCATTTCTGCATTTTTTGCTGAAATTATTACTCTTCCCGAATTTATAAGTATTTGGTCTCCAATTAGTTTTGATGGGTAATCTCCAAATGATTGTGGCTTTGTTTCAAAATCAGATTTACCATTATCATCAACTGTACCCGGTTGAAATCCTAATTGATATTGGTCTGAACCAAATACTATCACACTTCCATCTCTGTTAATATCTTCTTCTACGACTTTATTTTGTCCTAATTTTCTATTTAATGGACTCTCACTATTTCGTATTATTAAAGTTGGTGAAAATTGATTTTTATCATTATTGAAACCTGAAAATCTTATTGATTGACCAAATCGTGATTCTATTGTAGCATCACCTTCATATAGCTTTAATTTATGAATTCCCAATTGAGGTTGGTAGTATTTACCATATCCTATATTTTCCGATGTATTGGTAGAACCTTTTGATATTCCAGTCGATGCTACTTCTTGATAATCCTTTGATGTATTTTCAGATTGGGGTTGTGGAGTTGTTGTATCAGTTATACTTGTTTTTGCATTTGTAAACGATGGATTAAAATCTAATCCTATTCTCCTATATCCATAGAATCCCGGTGAAAATTCATATATTTCAACTAATTCATTTTTAATTGGTAGGTTTTTAAAACCTTTATCCATAGGATGTGCAACAGGTAAATCACCTTCTGGTGTTGTTAAATCATCAGTTGTTCTAAATTTTATAGAACCAATAAATGAAGCCTCAATTCCTTTATCTTTTACAAATGGATGCGTATCATCTAATATAATATCATAAACATATGCAGTTTTTTTATTCTGCGCTGATCCATTTCTACCTGATAATGAATTTGAATTACCAACTCTTCCTCCAAATAATCCCATATTATTTAAGTTTCTTTTTTATTTCTTCTAACTCAATTCCAAGTTCATCTATCTTCTCAACTTCATTTTTGGTATCCTCCAAATCGTTAAGTAATTGAGCTTTTTCCTCTTCAGTAAGGAATCCATCCTGTCCTTCGGTTTTCTTATCTGCGGTTATAATTTTTTGTGCAATGCTTGCAAGTTTAACCAATTGGTCATCGTTTTTAATAGATGAATCGATAAGGTCTTTTATAATTGGGCCAAGCATACCCACATCACCTTTATGCTGAATCATTTTTTTGATTTCAGAAATCAGTCCTGATATTCTTTCTTTTTTACTTGTTTGATTATCGTAGATATCTTTAAATAACCCGCTTAGATTTTTACCAGGAAATATTTCAAATTCTGTACTCATAGCTTTTTTATATATTAGTTCAAACTATAAATATATAAAAAGAAAAAACCTCACTTTGGATGAGGTTTATGATTTTTTCTTGTAAATTCCCTTTTTTTGTTGTTCCTTTACAGTCTTTTTAGCCATTCTTTTACGATTCTTAGCTACTGATTCTCTCTTTGTCATTTTAAACTGCGGTTATTTGAATTTTTATTTTTGGTTCATATCCATCAGGTAGGCTTCTTTTAATACCTTCGAATTTTTCTACTTTATCTTTTAAATAATGTAATGAAAATATCTTATCAGTTAAGTTCATAACAGTTTGTGATGATGTGAACATTTTATTTGTATCTCTTCTCATATTAAGTTGAGAATCGGATTTATAAAATTGTTTTCTCATCATAGGTGCGATTTGATGCCAATCGGTTACCTTATCTATTGTTTTTTCTGCTGATATTTTTCTTATAGTAGAACTCTTATAGTCTATACCATTAGTATATCCCGCATCACTAAATATATGTCCGTGATTTGTTCTAACTACCGGATTTTCAATGTTTTGTAAAGTTAATTGAGGTTCGTGTTTGGAAGTTTGTTCAACTGAAATCATATACTTCGGAGATGATACAAAAGTATGCCCCTTTACACCACTATTAGTTCCACTCTTACCTACTACAACTTTAACTGCATCCTTTAGAGTTTTTTTGGATAATACTTCTCTAATTCTAGCTCCATCTTTTGATGGTTTACCCTTCTTCTTAACAATTTTCTTTTCAGCCTCGTCATGCCCAACCATAAGTGCTGAGTTAACTAAACCTATTCCAAACTCATTCATACCTTCACTCCAATCAGTTGTTACATCATGTAAGTAAACTACCTCAACTCCATCTAAGATGGTATGCACCACCTCTAAAACGGGTTTATAAGCCCTGTCTCTATTTTTTGCGAGAATAAACTTATCGTTTACTTCTTTAGATACAATGATACATTCTAATAAATTCACTTTCTGATTGGGTTTGTGACAATAAATATAAAAAAATGTATAATATCATTATTTTTAAATAAAAAATGGGGAGAATTAAATCCTCCCCAAAAAATACACTAATAATGCACTAAAAATAAAAAATTTGGTTATCTTATCCCTCTTCTTCAGTTGAATCAGCTTTTTTACTATTGATAAACTTATCAATTGAACCGATACCAAATGAGCCCAAGCAGATAACTAAAAATGAGTTATAAATAAACTCATTAATAACCAAGTCTTTACCAAAATACCCAGTTACCAAATCAGCTACCATAGCTACTACCATTACAGCAAATGCTGCAAAACCAACGACTGATTTTTCGTTGATTTGATTATCATCGCTAAATAATTCTTTCCAAAATCCCATAGTTTTAAATTTAAAATTTTAATTAACTATGTAACCTTATATTGCTGAGAACTATTGCTGGAAACTATTATTGTAAGTTTGTTAACTTATATTTTGTTGAATATAATAAAGTTGCTATCTGGTCCAAATCATTCTGAATCCAACTTGATTGTAATTTAGGTTCTTTTCTTTCCTTTGCTAAAAATTTAGAAAGGTTATCAAAGTATCTAACCATATTCTCTTTGGATGCATCGTTATCTACCCCATTTACTTCCTTATATTCGATTAAACCATATTGTCCCTGGTAAGTTTCAACCAAACCATCTATAAGTGGTATAATCCCTTCGTAATAGGTTTGTAGAGCGGTGTGTGCTGCTAATGAACCCGGCCCAGTTACTCTTGTATGAAATATGTGGGCCTGAGTGCGGCTGTGAAAAAACATTGATGCTATGCGCTCCATAATATATTCTATTTTACTATAATAAATATGAATATTTAGAAAAATAGTTATTTTAAGGATTTTAATCTGATGTAGTTGGTATATTCTTGAACCATAATCTGATTTAAACTTTGAAAAAAGTTGATTATATAAGATTGATTTAAATGGCTATCTAACCAATTTTTATAGATGGCATTATTGGTGGTGTCCATTGATAATGAATGATACTCTTGCATATCGTATTTATCATCAATATCAATTACCGAAAATCTACTATTAAACTTATTTGAAAAATAATAAAGAAATACATTCCAA